TGGACAGGAATATAGGCAAGTCGGATTTCAACGAGTGGAAGGATTATATCGAATCCATCAACGATGATCTGCCCGACCCGGAGAGCCTGTCCGCAGAATGGGACGATATGCCCGAACTGGCACAGCCGCTTATCGAAGGAGTGCTCAGGCAAGGACATAAGATGCTGATAGCGGGACCATCTAAAGCAGGCAAGAGTTTTGCACTGATCGAGCTGAGTATAGCTCTGGCTGAGGGTGTACAGTGGCTGGGCTTCAACTGTGCGCAGGGGCGTGTGCTGTACGTCAACCTGGAACTGGACAGGGCTTCCTGTCTGCACCGTTTCAAGGACGTATACACCGCTATGAACTTACAGCCCAAAAACCTCGACAAGATCGATATATGGAACCTGAGAGGTCGCAGTGTACCGATGGACAAGCTGGCACCTAAGCTGATACGCAGGGCGAACAAGAAGAACTACATAGCGGTCATAATCGACCCCATATACAAGGTCATCACAGGTGACGAGAACAGTGCCGACCAGATGGCCAAGTTCTGCAATCAGTTCGACCTGATCTGTACCGAGCTGGGCACAGCAGTGATCTACTGCCACCATCACAGCAAAGGTTCTCAGGGCGGCAAACGCTCTATGGACAGAGCCAGCGGCTCGGGTGTATTCGCCCGTGACCCCGATGCACTGCTCGACCTGACACAGCTGGAAATTACCGATGCTCTCCGCAAACAGCAGGAAGACAAGCAGACCTGCCGCATTGCCGAGAACTGGCTCAGACGCTTCTACATGGAAAACGCTTTCAATCAGCTGGTCTCTCAGGATGACAGGGTAACACCATCACGTATGCTGGACATAGCCCACGGAGCTCTCCATCCAAACAGCTACCGCCTGATGAATGAAGATATCGAGCGTGCAAAGGCGACGCTCGGCAACCGTACCGCGTGGCGCATCGAGGGCACTCTGCGAGAGTTCCCGACGTTCAAGCTGTTGAACCTCTGGTTCGACTACCCGATACACAGGACAGATGAAGACGGAGTGCTGCAAGATGCCAAGTATGAGGGTGAATATGATTTCCGCAAGAATTTTGAAAAGCGCAAGACCAATGAAGAACGAAAGCAAGACCGCAAAGACAGCATAGAAATCCTATTTGAAGGTCAGCAAATAGATGGTGTTGCCAATATAAAAGACATGATAGAATCAAGTGGAAAAAGTGATGATACCATACGAAGACACTTGAAAGAGCACGGAGGTTTCTGGATAGAAGACGGAAAATGTGGACGAAAAGCCGCACCCGCAAAATCGGATAAATGCGGTTCTGCGGATTAAAAAAGTATAACCGCAAAATCGAGAGTTTTTCGAGTTTGAGGGTAGACCCGCAAAATTGAAAAATAACCGACTTTGCGGAAACCGCACGCAAACATATTATTATCATAATATGTATTTGCGGCTAGAGTACGCCGCAAATACAAGCTTATTTCAAATAATACTCGCGCGACACACGAGAGGAGTAAAAAAACTATGGAAGATAAAAAACTGACAGAATATGAGCGCCGTATGTTACAAGTTATGTTGTACATCAATCGCAGATTGGGTGAGATAAGAGATCAGCTCGCTGAGATGAACGGCTACATAATCGATGATGATAATGAGGACGAAGACGATGACTGAATTTTTTATGCCCATGATACCGCCGACCGTCACGCACCAGGAGAAGAAGATCCATGTGGTGAACGGCAAGCCTGTAACCTACGAACCGCCCGAGCTGAGAGAAGCCAGAGCGAAGCTGATGTCACGTCTGGTAAGACACCGACCCGAACAGCCATATACCACAGGACTCAGGCTGACGGTCAAGTGGCTGTTCCCGAGAGGTAAGCACAAGGACGGCGAGTACCGAATCACTAAGCCTGACACCGACAACCTGAACAAGCTGCTGAAGGACTGCATGACCGCAGCGGGCTTCTGGAAAGATGATGCTCTGGTGGCTTCGGAGATCTGCGAGAAGTTCTGGGCAGAGACCAGCGGTATCTACGTCAGGATAGAGGAACTGTGATGGATATACGCGATATCAAGAAGAGCCTGAACCGCGAGGTACTGCATGACGGACAGAAATATCTGTTCGTTGGCTGCATCCTCAGACGTCACAGGAAAGAAAACCGATTCTACTACGAAGCGGAACTGCACGACCCCAGAAATCTGAACTGGGTAGTGTACTGCCCGTTGAGCGATATTCAGGAGGTAACGCCATGAACGAAATCAAGAACTGCCCCTTCTGCGGCGGCAAGTCCCGAGTGCATCAGTATCTCGGTAAGTGGTACGCGAGGTGCAACAAGTGCAAGAGCTATTCGGCTCCATACGATACGGAGGAACAGGCGCGAGAAGCTTGGAATAGGAGGGTGAGAGATGAGACTAATTGATGCTGATGCACTTAAAAAAGACTTAACGCGCTTTTACGATAATGAGGTAACAGCAAGAGAATTGATTGATGAACAGCCGACCATCGAAGCCGAGACTGATAACGGCTGGATAAGCGTTGATGATAGATTGCCTGATAAAAATCAGAAAATTTTAGCATTTTACAAAGCGCTTGGAGAGGAAAACAGAATTCACAATGATTTAATTGCTACAAACTGGAGAAAAAGTAACGGAGATTTTATACCGACAGCAGGGTATAAAGTCACTCACTGGATGCCGTTGCCTGAACCGCCAAAGGAGGATAAAGATGGCTGATAAAGAAGTTAGGTTGATTGATGCGAATGCTTTGAGATTAATGAAAGTTGCGGAGTGTGCTGAGCATACGATTGAATTCGCAGCAGGCTGGAAAGCTTGCGTTGAATACTGTAAAAACGATGCTCCTGCTATTGAAGCCGAGCCAGTAAAGCATGGACGGTGGATAAAACATCGCATTGATGACCCTAAGAGCATATTACATGGGGCAGTGAAAGACACTACCTGTTCAGTATGTGGCAAGTCTACGCCGTATAATACCGAATACTGTATGCACTGCGGTGCGAGAATGGATTTAAAGGACGGTGACAGTGAATGACGATAAAAGAAGCACTTAAAGAAATCTGTGACAAACAGATACCAAAGGAAGTAAACGGAGTAAGCACCAAATACGTCATCCATGAGTATAGCTCAGACTTAGGTAACAAGGTGGTTGAAGTTTCGGTTTTGCCAACAAACATAACAAAAAATGACATTGGCGTAACTTGGCGACATCATGATGAATATTACATGAACTTTGATTGTTGTAGAGCTAGTTTTGAGTATGACAGACTTGGAAAAAATATACGTGATCTGCTATGCTGGTACATTCGCAACATCATCGAGTGGACTGATGGCAGAGTTGTGAGAGAAATAAGATTGGACTTAGAGGGTGACAGCAATGACCAACCGTGAGAAACTGATAAAGACAAACATATACGACCTGCTGTGTACGATACAAAAAGCGCTGATGGAAGACGGCGGCAAGATATCAGGGCTCTGCGTTATCGAGGATATCGAAAAGAAACCGAGACCTTGTCCCGAAGGCAGTACCTGTGGTATGTGCATAGCTAACTGGCTCAACCAGGAAGCCACCCCACCCAAGCCCCAGTGGCAGGACGCGATGATGAAGAACTTTCTGAGGAGGTAGAGAATGACAACGGACGAAGTAAAAGCTTATTTGTGGCAGGTACATAAGCTGGACAACAAGCTTCAGCGAGCACGTATGGATCTGGACAAGCTGAGGTCAGCGGTCGAGTATCGCTCGCCATCTTTCGAGGGCGCCGGAGGACATGGCAGTAATGATAAACTCGGGCAGGCAATGACGCGGATCGTTGAGTATGAGGCACAGGCTGACGTGCTCGCCGCAGAGTATACTGCCAAGTATGACGAAGTGAAGAAAGCGATCGGGACGCTAGAGAACGACAGCCTCGAACAGCTTCTGGAACTGCGGTACCTGCACTACATGAAATGGGAATACATTGCAGCACGGATGAATTATTCCGAACGACAGGTGACACGACTACATGGTATTGCACTCGAAAAAATATCGAAATCTGTAAAAGATGTCCCCCAATGTCCTTGAATGTCCTATTCAAAGTATGTTATTATTATAATAGCCCAGAAGGCTAAAACGGTCATCTACAACAAATGTACTGATGGCAACGGGGTGAAAAATCCCCGTATGGGAAACTCCGACCCGTGACTCGCCCCAATGGTCACGGCTGAGGGACAAGCAGGCGAAGCAGCGTGCCTGTGGGTGAGGTTCGACCCCTCTGTTTCCCCTTAGTGTTTTTCATTTTTCATTGGCAATACTCTCCTTCGTAGAAGCGCTCTGGCATCAGCTAGGGCGTTTTTGCGTGGGTGAACGATCAAAGAACGGAGGAATGACCATGACGATAGTTGAAGCATTGAAAACCCTGTATACCGCTATGGGCGGCACTGATGATACATCTGCCGTACAGACGATAGCAGAAATGCTGAACCTGATATCGGATATTTATTCCGGTGAACATTCGGATGTTATAGCTGATGCTATAGCTAATATCGCAGAGGCGTATGAGGGCGGAAGTCCTGCACAGCCTGTACTTCAGGACAAGACTGTTACACCGACAACATCACAGCAGACTATCACAGCAGATGAGGGCAAGGACGGTCTCGGGACAGTGACTGTCAGCGCAGTTACCGCGGCGATAGACGAGAACATCACAGCCGCGAACATCAAGTCGGGCATTACTATCCTCGGTGTCGAGGGTACTTATTCGGGCGAATGAAACGAGCCTGCACATACTGTGGACGCATACATGACTACAACTATGGCTGCCCAATGAAGCCTAAGCCGAAAGGCAACAGAGATAAAGATATCGAGAAGTTCAGAAGCGGCAAACTCTGGAAGGCTAAGCGTAAAGAAATACTCGAAAGAGATAAAGGACTTTGCGTGGTCTGCCGTCTTGGTCTCTGCGGAGAGCCTGCCGATCTTGTCCCTGCTGACAGTGTGCATCACATCACGCCACTGACAGATGACTTCGATGCAAGGCTTGACAATGATAACCTGATCTCACTATGTGCGTATCATCACGAACAAGCTGAACGCGGAGAGATCTCCACCGAGGAACTTTTCAAGGCAGTCGAGGGGTGACGGGAGTACCCCCCGGGGGTGGGGGCAATCTCTGGAAGACAAAACGTCCACCAAATGCCCTCTTTTCTTCACGATCAATTCCCTAAACGAAAAACGGAGGTGACAATATGGCAAGACCCGCTAAGAGCGTGGCAGTAAACGCAAAACATCTTACAGCAGATGAACGTGAGGCAAGACTTGCGGGTGAAGCTAAGCTGAAAGGCAAAGGCGGCAAGCCTACACCTCCCAAGTATCTGACTGACGAGCAGAAGAAAATATTCAGGGATGTTGTAAGACAGCTGGAACCTTCGGGTACGCTTTGCAAGCTCGACGCTGATATCCTGGTATCGTACTCTGTGGCTAAAGCAGCACTGAACGATATCAATGCAAAGATAGCTTCCGCTCCCGTCTTACTTACAGACAAGGAGATCATCTCTGCAAGGCGGCAGTATTCCTCAGAGTATTTCCGCTGTCTTAATGAACTGTGCCTATCACCTCAGAGCCGTGCCAAGATGGCTAACATGGCAGTACAGGCGCAGAGGTCAGACCCACTGCTGGAAGCACTGCGGAGTGTTCCTGACGAAGATACGGAAGAACGGGCAGACAGCTTCGACAGCGTTGACGATGATCTCACAATAGAGATCACAGACGAATATTCAGGCGATGATGATGAATGAATATAAAAACAACCATCGCCTACAAGTATGCTGACTGGTGTGCTAACAGCGGCAGTCCGAGAGTACCTAAGTATGTGAAACTACAGGCGGCTAAGTGGCTTGAATATGCCGACGGCAAAGACCCTGATATCAGGGTGAGCGAGGCTAAGTTCGCCAAGATACGAAAGATACTTCGGATCATGGTACATCCCGACTTGCAGTGTCCGATGTATGAGGGACTTGAACCTTATGCGCTGTTCCTCATTGTCGCTATTTTCTGCACTGTGAAGAAAGACGGTAAGCGGCTTTTCGAGACTGTCATACTGGAGATATGCCGAAAGAATTACAAGACCTTCAATTCGGCGGTCATCTTCATACTGCTCATGCTGACCGAGCCCGATTTTTCGAGATTCTTCTCGGTAGCTCCCGACTACAAGCTGTCGAGTGAACTGAGACTGGCAGTTCGGAAGATCATAAAGAGTTCCCCTGCACTGGTTAGGCACTTCAAGATAACCCGCGAAATGGTCACCTGCAAGATAAACAGCAGCGAGTATACCCCGCTTGCATACTCCAACGACAAGATGGACGGCAAGCTGGCTAACGCTTTTCTGGCAGATGAAGCAGGGGCACTGGACACTTATCCTGTGGAAGCCATGAGGTCTTCACAGATCACGCTTATCAACAAGCTGGGCATAATCATCTCGACCAAGTACCCGAACGAGGAAAGCGTATTCACTGATGAGGTGGATTTCGCCAAGAAGATACTTGACGGGCTCATCAAGGACCCGACTGTGTTCGCACTGCTGTATGAGCCCGATGAGGAACTCATTGCAAACTGGCAGACCGACAATAACGTCATCTTCCAGTCGAACCCTGTAGCGTGTCATAATAAGACAGTTTTTGAAGCAATCCTGAAGCTCAGGGCGAAAGCAATACTCTATGAGGACAAGCGTGAGAACTTCCTAACCAAGCACTGTAACATACAGTACCAGAGCTTAGGCAGTGAGGGCTATATCGAGATAGACCTGTTCCGCAAGTGCCGCAGGAAGATACCCGACAGCTTCTGGGCGGGCAAGCAGGTATACATCGGCATCGACTTCGCAGAGAGCGACGACAACACAGGCGTTGCTATGGTGTGCTTGTGGGAAGACACCCTGTATGTCAAGGTGTGGGCATTCTATCCCGCAGGTAAGGAGCGTATAAAGTCCACGAAGGAGCACGTTGGATATAAGAAACTAAGGCAGAAGGGTCTGTGCTTTGCCACAGGCGATCCTGACAGCCTTGTGGTAGACTATAACGAGATCGAACGTTTTATACAGAGCCTGCCTCAGAGGTATGGTGTTGAGCTCATGCAGTTGGGATACGACCGTCGAAACGCTCTTGCCACAGTGCAGAGACTGGAAGCGGCTGAGGATCCTATCGAATGTGTTGAAATCAGACAGCACAGCTCGGTGCTGTCGCCTACTGTCAAGCTGTTTAAGGAGTACGTCCTTAACGGACAGGCGGCATACGATGAAGACAATCAGCTGTTGGAGATAAATGTCCGCAATTCCAGATGTACAAAGGATACGAACCTTAACCCCTATGTCAATAAAAAACGCAGCGCCGGTAAGGTTGACCTTGTAATGGCGACCCTTGACGCTGTTTATCTGGTAAACGAAAACGAGATACTGTGTCCCGCCAGTGACTTCGGGGTGCAGACCTGATGGAGGTGATATAATGGCGCTGTTCAAGCGTAAGAAAAAAGTTGATATACCCGAAACTGAAAAGCGCGACGATAACACAGGTTTCCGCCCTGACGATCCTGCCGCCGACCTTGCAAGAGCCTTTGGACTGAATGAAGCCATGACTTTTGAAAAAGCTATGCAGCTCCCGCCTATATCGGCAAGCATAGATTTTATCAGTTCGATATGTGCAAGAGCGCCTATCAAGCTGTACAGAGAAAGCATCGAGGAAGAAGGGACACGCACCGAAGAGGTCACAGATGATATCCGCACCGAGCTTCTCAATGGTAACACAGGCGACAGCCTTAATGCTTACCAGATGAAAAAGGCATGGGTGACAGACTACTTCGGCGAGGGCCAGGGATATATCTTCATTGACAAGAATTTCTTGGGATGGCGTTCACTGCGGTATGTTGAGCAAGTCAACATATCGATAAATGTAAATTCTGACCCGATATTTAAAGATGCTGATATCTTCATAGCTGACAAGAAGTATTTTTACTGGGACTTCCTGCGACTGTGCCGAGATACAAAGGACGGCTTCAAGGGCAAGAGCATAATCGACACCAACGGCGAGCTGATAACGCTTATGTACAAGACTATGCGCTTCGAGAAGAAGCTGATGGACACAGGCGGCAATAAGAAAGGCTTCCTGAAAGCGGCTAGCAAGCTTACCGACAAGGCTATGAGCGATATCAAGGCGGCGTGGCGCGACCTTTACAGCGTGAATGACAGCAACAACGTCATGGTGCTGAACAATGGACTCGACTACAAGGACACGTCTGCGACTTCCACAGAACTCCAGCTGAACGAGAACAAGCTGACCAACAATGACCTGCTGACGATGATATTCCTGCTTTCGGCTAAGGCTTTGCAGGGTGCTTCAGATGATGATATCGTATCGGCAGTGAAAACAGCTGTTATCCCTATCATCGAGCAGATGGAGCAGGCTTTCAACGAGGGGCTTCTGCTGGAAAGCGAGAAGAAGACAATGTACTGGGCTTGTGATACCTCTGCACTGGAACGCGGCGATATTCTGAAACGCTTCCAGGCTTACAAGCTGGCTATCGAGGGCAACTTCATGCAGGCAGATGAAGTGCGCTACAAAGAGGATATGCCTGCGCTGGGTCTGAACTGGATCCGTCTCGGACTGGACGACGTGCTTTACGACCCGAAGAGCAAGACGATATACACGCCGAATACCAATGCATCTGTCAAGGTGGGAGAGGGCGGTATAGCGGTTGATAATGAGGAAAAGAGAATGTGGCTAAAAGGCGATAAAGGCCTGTTCGCAGGTTCAACACCCGGAGGTGCAGGCGGCGGAGTTATGCACGCTCCTGTTGACAGCGGCGGAGGAGCTTCACCTACAAGCTCATCACAAAAGTCTGATGAAAAGGACGAGAAAAGTGTTGACAAATCGGAAAAAGATGCTATAATAGAGCATAAAGATGAAATTATTGCCGACTTTAAGTCAACAAATTTTAATGGTGAAATTCATATACCACCTAGAGAAATTGATGTTAATGGCCTCAGTTTTGATAAAATGCATATACTTGATGAAGGTCATGATGTAAACCTTAAAAGTGCAAGGCAGTATATAAAGAATGCTAAAGCTTCATATACAAAGCATATTGATGGCGATGAATTTGAAAACTATATTGGTGAAAAAGGAGCAACGTATGTTAACATTTCTACCAATAGCATAAGAACTGCTTTTCCTAAAGCTGAATTCACGCCGGGAACTATACGATTTCTCGATACAGTTAATAAGCATTTGAAAAAAAGGGGTGATTAAATGCTTGTATGTCCACTAATTGATGGCGAAATTGATGGCGGTGATTGCTTAATAAACACCGATATTATTGATGGTTTTATCTCTGACGTTTCGCATATACCAGATAAATTCAAAGTCAAATCTGACTACAAAGAAATATGCAAAAAATGCCCAAACCATGTTAGCACATGGGGTGATCTAAATAACGACTAACCGCTTGATAACTCAGGCGGTTTTTTCATGCCCGAAAAGAGGTGAAAGCATGACGGATGTACAGTTTGTTCAGTTCTGCAAGGAAACAATCGCAACGTATGTGAATGACCACCTTGACAAGACGGATAACGCATTTATCTCCCCTGATAATGTGTATATCGTATGGCAATGCAAGGCGCTCCAGAACTGGAAAGCCTTAGTATCAACTACGCTAAGTGACGGTATGTACTACGAGATAACCCACAACGGCGACAAGAACGAGACCTATGTCGATGCCTACAAAAAGTGGGAGAACTTTGTTGTGAGGTGATAAAATGGATAGTCCTAAGTTCCCACTATATATGTGTGACCACACTAAGAACACCGAATGCCCTAAAACTTCGTGTAAGTTTGGCAAAAATGCAGGGGAATGCACCAATACCACCAAGAAAGAGTTTGCCAAGCTCGACGAACGCGGCGAACCAATAATTGCATACACAAACATGGAAGAGGTCATAGCTTCCTTCAATACCCTTGAACACACATCAAGCGGCTTAATAGACGACTAAAGCACTATGTTCCCGACATTAATGTCGGAGACAGGTGCTTTTTTCATACCCAAATTATGAAAGGAGTGGTAACGTGAAGATAGAGATACGCTCGGACAGCGTTAAGTTATCGGGCTATGTGAACGCTGTGGAAAGGCGCTCGGCGGTGCTGCCGCAGAGGATATGTCGCACAGCGCCGGGGAACTTCGTGGAAGTCATCAGGTCGGGCACCTTCGGAGCTTCGCTCTCGGCAAGACCCGAAGTACAGCTGAAATTCAACCACGAACGCACTATCGGCGGCACAGGTAACGGTCTGGAACTGCGTGAAGACAATATCGGGCTTCATGCCGAAGCTACTATTACCGACCCCGATGTAGTGACTGCCGCCAGAGCGCACAAGCTCACGGGATGGAGCTTCGGCTTTACAAGCCCGAAAGAGGACTGGAGCGACCCCGACAGCGAGGGTGTGTACACCCGTAGCATATCAGGGCTTGATCTTGTAGAGGTGAGCATTCTCACCAAAAGACCTGCATACCCTGCAACGTCCGTTGAGGTCAGGGACGGCGAAACACAGGAGTATGAGTTCAGACAGCACGAAGAAGAAAATGAGGTCGAGGATAGCACCGAGACCGAGATCAACACAAATAACGTCAGACAGGCAGAGCTTGATCTGATAAGACTGGGAGGAATAATATATGAATCTTAAAGCACTGATCGAAAAGAGAAATCAGCTTGCAGCAGATATGCAGAAGCTCATTGATGCTGCGAACACCGAGACCAGAGCTCTGACCAACGATGAGCTGGCTGAGTTCGAGAAGAAAAAGGCAGAGATCGCCGACCTCGACAAGACTATCAAGGCTTGCGAAGAGATGAGATCTATCGAAGATGCAGGCAAGCAGCAGCCTAAGGCTGACAAGAAGGGTGATGCTCAGGAACAGCTTGAATACAGAGCTTTCGACAGCTACATCAGAGGCAAGCTGGAAGTCAGAGACGACCCCGCAGAGGACACGGCCACCAACATGACTAAGGGCGACAACGGCGCAGTTATCCCCACTACCATCGTCAAGAAGATCATCGACAAGGTATATGAAATCGCACCTATCTTCGCTATGGCTACACGCTATAACATGGGCGGTACTATCACTATACCCTACTATGATGACAGCGAGAGCGATATCACAATGGCATATCAGGATGAGTTCGTAGAACTCGAAAGCTCCGCAGGCACGATCAAGAATATCTCTCTCAGCGGCTTCCTCGCAGGCGTGCTGACACTGGTGTCCAAGTCCCTGCTGAACAACTCCAACTTTGATCTTGTGGGCTTCGTTATCAAGAAGATGGCTGAGAGCATCGCAAAGTGGATCGAGAATGAGTTTATCAACGGCACAGAGGACAAGATCGAGGGCCTGTCTACACTTACCGCAGGAGTTACAGCTGCTTCCGCAACAGCTATAACAGCTGATGAACTGATTGATACTCAGGAAGAGATCCCCGATGTTTATCAGGCGGATGCAGTTTGGATCATGTCCAAGAAGACCAGAACTGCTATCCGTAAGCTGAAAGACGGCGCAGGCAACTACCTGCTGAACAGGGACGTATCCGCTAGATGGGGCTATACTCTGCTTGGTAAGGATGTCTACGTTTCCAAGAATATGCCCGATATGGCAGCAGGCAAGAGAACTATCATCTACGGTGATCTGAGTGGTCTTGCTGTTAAGGTGACCGAGAACTGGGAGATCAACATCCTGCGTGAGAAGTATGCAACACAGCACGCTCTCGGTGTGTATGCATACCTTGAGATGGACTCTAAGGTCGAGAACGCTCAGAAACTTACCGCGCTTACCATGAAAGCAGGCGAATAAGCTATGGCTTACAGTGCAAAAGTCAGCGAAGTCACCCTTGATGATCTGCTGGCATTCTGCCGCATAGATGATCCGGACAGTGAGGACAGAGGGCACGTACAACGTGCCATGTCCGCTGTCAAGGCGTTCATTCGCTCGTATACAGGGCTGACCGATGAAGAGATTGACGAACATGACGATATAGTCTGGGCTTACATGGTGCTTGTGCGTGATAATTACGATAACCGCAGCCTGCAAGAGAATTCGGCTATGAAGATGAACCGCACTGTAAGCATCATACTTGACCAGTATAATGATCATTTGCTGAGGTGACGACCAATGATGAATGACCCCGGAAAGATGCGGTACAAGCTGACGTTTCAGCAGCTGACTGTCAGGCCCGATGACAAATGCGAACAGATAGAAGTGTGGACAGACCTGATAACGGTACACTGTGCTGTATCACAGTTCACGGGCACCGAAAAGGTGCAGGCACGGCAGGAAATAACCGAAAGCGACGTGACCTTTACGGTTCGTTGGTCGCATACTCTCGCCGCACTGAATGAACAGGATTATCGCATAATATTCAAAGGTAAGATCTACGACATACTCTTCATCAATGACCCTCAGCTGGCACATGAGAAGCTGATGATATCAGCAAAAGAACGGGGTGAAAACTATGTCGTACCAGAACCTCAAAGCTGATCTGACAGGGCTTGTGGCTGAGCTGAACAAGTATTCTGACGAAGTCATGGCTGATATTGACAGAGAAGCGGACAAAATAGCGAATAATGCAAAGAAAAGGCTGAAAGAGACCTCTCCCTACCGCGAGCATAAAGAGGGCGACAGCTCCAAGCACTACCGCGACAGCTGGAAGAAGAAAAAGAACAAGCGTAAAACACGCTTCGGACTGAGCGAAGGCATTCAGGTGCTCTCAGCTTCCAAGCCGCATCTCACACATCTCCTTGAAAACGGACACCGCGTTGTACTGCCGCAGGGACGAGAATTCAAGAAGGATGATGCAAAGCATTTTGTTGGAGCCAAAAAGCACATTCAGCCGGTGCAGGAAGAAGTCAATGATTCTTTTCTTGCGGCTGTCGATGAGGTACTCAGGAGGCACGGAAAATGAAAAGAAAGGAACTTGCGGCTATACTTTCAACGGTCGCGCCAACGACCTATAACGAATGGAGCGGAAAACAGGGTGTACCCAAGCCGCCGTTCATAGCGTATCTCGATGCAGACCCTGATACTATCCCTGCCGATAACAAGGCACATATCAGGAAACCGAGATATCGCGTGGAACTTTATACCGCAAAAGGTGATGATACCACCGACGAATTGCTCGATGAAGCACTTGACAATGCCGATATATACTTCAAGAAGTACGGCAGAGAGTGGCTCAAAGACGAAAAGTGGTATCTGACAGTTTATGAAATTTGAACAGGAGTGATATTTAATGGGCAAGAACAAAGGCAAAAAGTTCAAGTCGGGCGTTGATATGCTGTACTTCGCACCGATAACGAATATCGACTACGACAAGCTGGACGCAGACCCCAACGATGAGACTGCGTACACATATGGTAGCTGGATCAGAGCGAGAGGTGCAGAAGAGGTCAACCTCGATAGCCAGTTCGCATCGAGTAATACAGCCGCTGACAATAACAAGAACTACATTTCGCAGAAGAAAAACAACGGCTATGCAGGTAATATCAGAGTTACCACACTGCCACCTGAATTTTTCACTGAAATATGTCAGATGGAAAACTTCGTAGAGGACTCCGATACAATACCTCTGCCTTTCGCTACAGCTTGGGAGTATAAGGAGGAAGGTGTCAAGGTCCGTCGTGTTCTCTGGCACTGTGAGCTGACACAGCTTCCCGCGATAAAGCATACCACTGAGAGTGGTGAACTCACAATAGATGACGACCAGATCAGTATCAATGCTAACCCCAGAGAGGGCAGCAACAAGATCACAGCGCCCTGTACTGAGGGCGACCCCGCTTTTGCAACATTCTTTGATGCAGTTCCTCAGCCCTCTGCTTTTAGCGGCGGCAGTGTGAAGATAAGCGGTGATGATACAGTTGAAGTGAGCGATACCATCACTCTGACAGCGACTACTGCACCCGCAGGAAAGGCAGTGACCTGGTCTTCTCTCGACGAGGATAACGCAACTGTCACATCTGGTGGCGTAGTATCCGGTGTTGCTGAGGGTACAGCAACCATCAAGTGTGCTCTGACCTCCGACCCGACGGTATTCACCACCAAGACAATAACTGTAACAGCAGCGGCAACAGAATAAGGCGGTGAGCTATGACACAGCGTGAATACAGCTCGGGTATAAGCGGCTGTCACTACGCTGTCCGCGATGGTTCTACACTGCTATCGCTGAAAAGTCTGCCCGGGGCGATAAAGCTTTCTTTCAAGCCTTCCAGCGTAGATCGTAGCTTTATCGTCCGTGGTGAGACGAACGTTTACAGCTATACAGCATCGCGCAAGTGCAAAGAACGACGTGCCGAACTTGAAATAGTCAGCCTGACAAAAGATTTTCTCGTCGATGTACTGGGCTATATTGAGAATCAGGATGGAAGTCTGACAGAGGGTATACAGCCTGATGTGCATATCTCGTTGTTCTACGAGACAGAAAACGGCGGAAGACCTGTGCGGCATCAGCTATTTGACTGCATGGTGTGCTTGCCTACCTTTGATGCGAGCACGCTGGGAAACAAGCTCACAGCTGATGTCCGTAAGCTCGAGATCGTCGTAAATCCTGATCTTTCAAGAGATCGGATAACCAACAGTAATTATGGAACATATAGCAGACAAATTGCGAAAGCAGATAATGCCATACTGTTCGACAGCTGGTTCGGACTGACGGAGTGACAGCAAAGCTATATCGAAGATGAACCGCCTGGATTTACAGGCGGTTTTTTCATAATAAGGGGAGTGAGCACATGGAACGCACAATAAAAGTCGGCGGGAAGCCGTATAACATAAGAGCTTCTGCGTGGGCTCTGGTGATATACAAAGCCCAGTTCGGACGGGAGTACACGGAGGATGCTGGGGATGCAGAGGACGATGAACAGGCGTATATCGTGGGTTGCCGGCTGCTGTGGGCTATGGCGAGAGCCGCTAAGAGTAAAACGCCATCGCCCGATGACTGGATAGTGATGTTCAAGCCAAAGGAGCTTGCAAAGGCGCTCGTTCTGTCTCAGCATCTTTTTGCGGCATCAATGGGTGAAGAAAAACGTAGTGGTAAGGGTAGTAAGTTTTCTTCCGAGTCACTCATAGCAAGTGCAGCGATATGTGGTATGCGATCGGAAGAACTGAACAGTCTGCCGCTGGGCATGGTGATAGAAACTATGGAAGAATACGCAGAAATGCGGTTCGGTGATGGCAGTGAATATGTGGGCTCTGCTGAATTCTTCGGAGAGTGAGGTGTGGTAAATGGCAAAGTCATCGTATAAGGGCATAACGGTCGATATTACGTTCCAGGGGAATACAAGCAAGTTCAATGAATCCGTATCACAGATAGACAGAAATCTTAAAACTATCGACAATGAACTGAAGCAGGTAAACAAAGATCTGAGACTTGACCCAACTAATGCTAACCTTGCAGGGCAGAAGTTCGATCTGCTTGCTCAGAAGATAAAAGAGACCAAAGACAAGCTTGCATTGATGAGAGCGGCGCAGGACGAAATTAGCGCGGCATACTCACGTGGCGAGATTGACGGTGGTGCTTATCGTGATTTCCAGCGTGAACTTGGAGCGACAGAAGCACAGCTTAATAGCCTTAATGCAGAGGTCAAACGTACAGCCGATACACTGACCGCTGATATGAAAAAGGCAGTAGCTGACCTGAACGCTCAGATATCGGGAATGGTCGATATCATCAAAAAAGCTGAATTGGCTCTTATTGCTTTTTCAGCGGCATCCGCCAAAGTCGGTGCGAATTTTGACAGTGCTATGTCACAGGTAGCGGCTACTTTGCAAACAACTGCCGGCACCGAGGAGTATGAGAAACTTTCCGCTGCTGCAAAGCAGATGGGTGAGACCACGTCCTATAGTGCCGCTCAGGCAGCTTTTGCACTCAATAGCCTCGCCCAGGCAGGCTACACGGCTGATGAAAGCATCGAGCGTCTGCCGAAGACCCTTGCACTGGCAAAGGCTGGCGGACTCGATCTCGCTTCTGCCGCAAAGATAGTCACCCAGTCGATGGCAAGCTTACAACTCGGCGAAAGCGACCTCGACAAACTGCTTGACGAAATGGCAAGGACGGCGCAGAAGTCCAATACCAACATAGCAGAGCTCGGTGATGCGATCCGTACAGTCGGCGGTACTATGGATATGGCAGGACAGAGCATGGAGACCATGTTCACGGAGCTTGGTATGCTTGCAAATGCAGGTGTGTCGGCTAGTGAAGCGGGTACTCATCTCAGAAATGTCATGCTGGCGCTTGTAAAGACCGATGTACAGGAAAAACTGCACGATATGGGTGTGGAAGTCACTGACAGCACCGGAAAGATACGCGATCTTGCAGATATCATGACCGATCTTGCAGATGCTACAAAGAATATGCAGTCTGGTGAACTTCTGAGCACGTTCGGCGACCTGTTCAACGTCCGTGATCTCGCTTCTGTTAATGCGCTTCTGAATGGTACGAAAGGGTCTATGCAGGCTCTCAGAGCAGAGATTGAAAACTCACAGGGTGCTGCATCTCAGATGGCTGAGACGATGGGCGACAATCTTACGGGAGATATCACGATACTCAAGTCCGCTTTTGAAGGCTTGCAGATAGCTATATCTGATAAACTTACGCCCTCACTCAGAAAAGCTGCTCAGGAAAGCACAGATTTTATCGGTGAAATGTCCGATGATGTCAAAAGTGGTAAGCTTGCCGATGACTTTGAACGTCTTGGCGAAGCAATAAGCAAGCTGTTATCATCGGGGCTTGATACTGCGGCTAGATGGCTGCCGACTATCATCGACTTACTGACGGCAGTAGCAGAGCGTTTCAATGATATACTTGCGATATATCTGTCAATGCAGGCTTATGCCAAGACTAAAGCAATTGCAACGGCTATCGGTGAGATAATAACATCCGTTATCAGCCTTACAAAGACAATCAAGGGAGCTCAGACAGCACAGGAAGCCTTCAATGTAGCGGCGGCAGCTAATCCTGTTGGAGCGATAGCTACCGCAGCAGCTGCCGTTGTGGGTGCTCTTACGTTCGGCATCATAAAAGCAACTACCGCGCTGGATGATAATGCTGAAGCAGTCGGCAAAGTATCGACTGAAATGCGTAAATATGTTGACAGCATGAATGAATATGCAGAATCTGTCATAGCGGCAAATCATGCACATGATGAAAGTCTTGAAGCTATAGAGAACGAAAAATCTGAACTGTACGCACTTACACAAACTATATATGACTTGTCGGAAAAGCAGAAGCTTTCTGGCGAGGAGTACGAAACACTCAACGCATCTATAGCTAAGATAAATGAAGCAGTTCCAATGCTTAATCTTGCCTTCGACGATCAGACTGACAGTCTGAACATGACTAAAGAAGCTGTCATGGGACTCGTCGAAAGTTATACAGCATATGAGGATAAACAGGCAAGAGTGCAGTATGGCATCGAGCTCGCACAGCAAAAGATTCAACTGCAAGAGAAACGCGATGAGTTAATAGCGAAACGAGAAGAACTAAAGGCTAAACTAAAACATTCTTGGTCAGGTGGCAAGATAGATGGTGGTATAACAGATAGATCGGCAGATGTCGAAGCCGAACTGCATGAGATTACTTCTGCACTTATAAGTGTAGGTGGGTCGCTTCGGGATGTAAATGTGCGTCAGGAAGAAAATAACAAAGCGCTTGAAGAATCTTCAAAATTGTCACAAGATTATCAGGAAGAACTTGATGAACAAGCCAAAGCTGAAAAAGAAGCCGCCGAAGCTTCTGAAAAAGATGCCAAAGCGGCTGAAAAGCTCAAAACTGCTTACAGTAACGCTAAGTCCGCAGTATCAACATACAAATCCGAGTTAAAAGACTTACTTGGTGTTCTGGACAATGTCAATAAAGGTACAGCATACAGCACATCACAAATACTGGACCTCATAGATAAATACCCTCAGCTGACAGCTGCTATACACGCTTCAGCCGATGGATATATCATCGAAGCTGATGCTGTAAGGAAGTTGACGCAAGCTAAGGCTGACGACCTTGTAGCATCATCGAAAGCACAACTTGCAGCGCTTGAAGCTCAGAAAGCCAGTCTGGGAAATTCACTTGTAGCAAATGTCGTAAAATCCGGGCTGGATGTTGTTGGTGATAAGATCGAGTCTCAGATAGCTATGTACCAGCAGATAGCCGATGATATATCAAACGGCAGGATATACAGCGGCTCATCATCTTCGGGTGGCGCTAGTTCTTCAGGCAGTTCCGCGGAAGACGGCTGGGTAAAGGAACGCAAGGAAGCCGCAAAAGCCGAAGAAGCAGAACTGGAAAATCAGTACAAGACCGAGAAGATATCTGCGGAAGAGTACTATAACGGCTTAATGGATATAGCACAGAGGTACTATGCAGGGTTAGGCGAACTGAGGGAAGAATACCTCAGTGCCGAAAACAAGGTTTATGAGGGCTTGAAGAAAGCGCAGGAAGACGAACTTTCAACAGCTAAGAAGCTGGAAGATCAGCTAAGAGCTGTAAAAGATGCTGAGGACGCGCTGAACCGTACACAGAACCAAAAAGTGCAGGTATTCTCGGGTGTAGCAGGTTTCCATTCCGAAAGCGACACTGCTGCTATCACTAAAGCACAGCAGACCCTTGCTGACAAAAACTACAATCTGGCTGAAACTCTGCTAAAAAGCACAAAATTCAATGGCAAGAATCTGACAGAGCGTTTACAGAGCATCGGCTTAACACAGATCCGTGATATGCTTCCCGACCTCTCAGGGCTGACACTGCCTACACTTGGCGGCACATCTACCACAAATAACAGCACCCGCAATATCACATATAACGGTGGGGACATCAGCATAAACATTCAGGGCAATGTTGACCCAGCAACAATGCCGAAACTTAAAACGTCTATCGAAGATGCAGTACGTAAGGGCATAGAAGAATTCCTAGACGAAGAAAACGCACTTGCGCAGACAGGAGGGATATAATGCGATCGAGCATTAAGACGACAACGAACGTCAGCTACGACAACCGAGCTGTTGATATAACTCAGGAGGGCTTATCGTATAAGATCAACTCAGACCATATATCGTATATAAGCACGACATACACAGATCTTGACAGCAGGGCATCTACCACGCGAACTCTGGGTGACGGCGTGACTACGGACTATCAGCGTGGACAGACGATCACTGTAAGTATGTCAGGAATATCGTTATTTAATGCAGGACGCGATTATATGGGACAGATGACCATATATCAGCGGCAAGCGGGGGATATGTCGCAGGAGACTTCCACCGGGAACTACAACGTATACATGGGCGCAGGCAAAGTGCAGGAGTCGAGCACGACTGCAACAAAGGTATATATCGACAAGGATATAAGCTTTTTCCGCGGACCTGTGTATCGTAGCAGCAATACGATACTTGCTGGCGGCTGTGTTCTACGGTTGAACGACCGCGATTTGCTTATCACTGCGTATAATGCGACAACCGGAGAAGCAACTGTTGCAGGTGCAAAGATAAATGGTGTAACATCGAGTACGAGGACGACAACGGCGGGTGAAAGCTACAAGCTGATAACGAACTATCTTATCTGCGATGCTTTCACGTTCTACTACCGCACGACACCGACTTTAACGCTGACCTGCGAACTGACAACAAACGGTATAGAAGCGACAGGCACATACTCGCAGGCAGAGGGCACTGAGATACAGTCTTGGAGGATGTGGGCGACATACGCGCCTACAAAGTATAGTTCACCACAGCACACTATACACCACGAAGAACATTTTGACCTTGATATAGAAGATGTATTCCCGATGCTTGCATCAAACGGATATGACCCCGATGATCCCGATTATCCCGCAGAAGTAGATATCTATCTCGAAGTAACAACACAGGACGGGGTAACAGTGCAGACAAAGCAAGAACTGGAATTCTCGGCGCTGAACCCACTAACTGTAAGAAATCACACTACTGGCACAGCGATAGTAACAGGTATGCCTGCGGGCGGAGCGTTGTTTACTTTCCTTGAACAAAATTTCTGGCAGAGTGAAAGCGATGCATTCATCGGCTGTAAATACACAGGTAATACAACATACAGTTCACAGACAGGTGAGTATGTTATCAGCACAGTCGAGTGGGGATACAACACTAGGTACAGATTTATCGTTTGCGGAGTAGACGGTGAGGGTAATATTTACTATGGCAAATCCCCCGAATTTGGCAGCAGAAAACGTGCCTGGAGCATATATAAGCTTACGAGGCGTGGGTATAACATATATCACACAGACAATGGATTTATCTTTGATGTTGACGTTGAACCGGGAACAATTGAAACTGTTGTTGGAAACACGGCGTACGGTACAGAGGGACGTTTTCCCAAAACTGTGCATGGTTCGGACAGATATGACACAGGCACGTTTACTGCGTTGCTAGGAACTATCAGCTCACCCGAGCACAGCATATACAACATTGAGAGATGGACGAAGTTTATTTCGCAGGAAGGACCTTTCCTTTTGAAGACTGATGCAGGAGATGTGAAGATAGTAACCATTACAGGCAATCCGTCAAGGCAATACGGTTCAGATCTGGTGGACATAGGACTTACCCGCATAACGTATACATGGGCGGAAGTAGCTGATATAAACGAGGTGGAGATACGATGAACTATTACAATATCATCAACGCTGCCTACCTAGCGGCATTCTCTGACCCGACGGTTCGATACCATACGAAGATAATGCCACTTGACCACTGGGAAAATGCTCTCGGTGAGCTTTCAGCGGATATTATCACAGACAATCCAGCACAGCAGACCATCGGAACAGGCAACGGCGTGCGTAGGTCGCTGACAATATCTCTTGCGGACGAGGACGACAAGTACAGCCCGACAAAGAACAGTCATTTCTGGTACGGTCGAAAATTCTCGCTCTGGGAGGGCGTAGAGGTCGCAGACGACGTTTACTGGCAGGAGCAAGGTGTCTACTACTCCACACAGGCAGAGGAATACAAGGGCGTTCTGAGCATTACAGCGGTGGATAAGTTCGGGGCACTTAATGGGGAGACCAACACTGGACGGTGCCCTTTGCCATTTACAACAGATATAGCAAGCGGGGATATCTACATAGCCGATCTTATACGTGAGCTTTTAGGGCTGAACACAGGCAATCTGCCGATAGACCCGATAACTCCGATAATTGACAAAATCTTTGAAACGACGAAGTTGTACGCCGATATCACGCTTAATGCAGGGCAGTTTTACGGAGAGATACTTCTCAATCTGGCGAATATGTACGGTGCGGACTGTTACTACGACCGATTCGGGCGACTGAATTTCCGAAAAAAAGCGGTAAAGGACAGACCGTGGTGGTACGAACATTCGGCGCCTGCGTGGACTTTTACAGAAGACGACCCTAACATAACTGAGGGCATAAGGCGGACGACTACCTTGAAAGCTGTGAACACAATTACAGTCATGTCTGACAACAAGGACGGTGACGCGGGTACTGTGACGGTTAGGAATACGAACCCCGAAAGTCCTATCTGTGTACAGAATGTAGGTGAACAGTATCCCGATGAATGCCCAATGTACATAAGTGTCGGAGACACTACGGTGCAGACAGCGGAAGAAAAGTGCAGGCAGTATGCCGAGTACGTGTTGTGTCAGAATACCGCACAGCTTTGCACAGAGAGCTTCACAGCGGCTTTTATACCGCACTTAGATACTGACGTGATAATTAACATCAAGGGTGAGAACAGACTTGTAACAGGGCTGTCTGTTGACCACAAGACAAAGCTTATGCAGGTATCTGCCTGCAATGTGGCTTTCCTACCGAAAGGGGGTATAGTGAGTGAGTAAGTTGACAGAAATTATCAGGCGGGAGATCGAGGGTGTTGTGGCTAAGCAGAGCGGGCTGACTGTCACGCCTGCGAAAGTCACGGCGGTGAGAGAGGACTATCTTCGGGCAGACGTAAAGCTTATGGGCAACGGCGCGGAGATCAAAGCAATGCTGAACAAAACAGCGGAAAAACTTACAGTCGGTCAGACTGTGACGGTGGCTTACAGCACATTGCCGTCTTCGGGAGTGATACTGCTTGCAAACGGTGAAGCTGATCTGATAAAAGAGGGCGGTGGGTGGGAAGTTGACACAGCGGTATTGCTTGACAGCGCAAACATACATGACTGGGTAGCCGTTGAAGAGTTGATGACTGATATCTCGGCAAATACCAAGCTTCTGTACGGCGGTCATCAAAAGATGGTATCAGTTCAGGGATACGCTTGTCAGTACAGCACTTCGGCACTTGATGATGACGATGCGGACAAGTTCGGAACAAAAATAGAACTCGATGCGTGGTATCGAGAAAATGCGGCAAGTGCGTATGTACTCAGGCATTACGTTATAGAAATGTTTGTAAATGAAATATCGACAAGCACTTCGGGCGGAGTAACAACAGATAGATATGTTTTTGGCTTAACAATCAGCAGATATGTCCCCAATGGCACAACTGCCGAAAATACTAGAGCTTTTTATACGGGCGTTGTTGCAAATCCGTCAGATGCTTTTATAGTACTGAGAGTTAACGGCATGGGTTTTGAAACTGAATACTCGAAAGCATGGAGCGGTACAACTCAAACCGTATCTACGCCGTATGGATATATTCAGTGCAATAACATGACAATAAGAGTTGGCACTTTAACCGAAGCATCACCAACGGCTGTCACATTTCCGTCAATGTATCCATCTGGTTCTAGCAGTTCTACAACAGTATATCTCAATGTTAATGTAACGGCTGGAAATGACCAATATCGTTGTGTACCTCTTGACAGCAACGCAGAAAAATTCTTTGATATGGCGTTAACTAAGAGAAGTGAACCGACAGGCGGTGATGAGTGATGGCTGAGCTCACTATACAACACGTAAGCAAGCCTATAATAGCGTCATCCGCATGGTATCAATTATCATATGAGCATAATATTACACCGACCGCAAGAGCAACGCCGATGCCTTGTGATACGATTGACGATGTGAATTTGCTAACCGCACAACTTGTGGCGAGTGATGGACGCGCATATGACAGAAACCTATTCTATACCGAATGGGTTGATGGAGCGGCTACTTTTTCAATTGATGACCCGTCAAATGCACACAGTACTTGGCGAGTAAAATGCGGCGCTTTGGGGTATATGAGTGCCACTTATGGTCTTTTGCCATCAACAAGCTATACCGGCTATGAGTTTGTGCAAGTTAATGAGTTAAAAACGTATGGTAACTGGAGACGATTTTTGTTGTACGAGCTGACTAATGGTAAATATGAGGCAGTTGGAAGTGCTTTAGATTTGTCTAATGGCGGTAATACCGCCCCAATATACTACGATGTCACCTTGCGTAACCCAAATACTGGTGATACAGTTATTGTGACGGGTTCATCAGGTGCTTATAGTGTGGCAAACTCCCCGACAGGTAAGATGTGCCTTTATCAGCCAGTCAGCACATTTGCAGCGAGGGGCGATATGAAAGGGCAAATAACAATGACCGAAACACCAGCAAATTAAAAGGAGGAAATCAAAACGCATGAAACCAACGATCTGTACAGCTCTCGGCATGATCGGAAGTCTTATCGCAGGGGCTTTCGGCGGCTGGGACGGAGCATTTATCACACTGCTCATCTTCATGGCAGTGGACTACATATCTGGACTTGCTGTTGCACTGGTCTTCCGTAAGTCACCCAAGACCAAGAGCGGCGGCGGGTCGTCAAGTGTGGGTTGGAAAGGCTTGTGCCGCAAGGGTATGACACTGCTCATCGTGCTTGTGGCGTACCGCCTCGACCTGGTACTTGGGGTGGACTACATCCGTGACACTGTGATAATAGGCTTTATAGCCAACGAGACTATCAGCATCACCGAGAACGCAGGGCTGATGGGCGTGCCTTTGCCAAAGGTGATAGTTAAGGCGATAGATATACTGAACGACAAGGAGGAAAAATCATGAATTACTACGAAAGATACGACAAATACCCAAGCAGAATCGAGGGTATACTGCTTGAGAATTTCGGCGTGCTGGAAAATGCGCCAGAAATAACAGACGGTAGCATCATCAGCGGTAAGGTCATCGAAGAAGACGGTGACAAGATACTGACCGCTGAGCTTCGCGTGGACACAGCAGACGACCTGCCTGCATACGACAGCATCGAGGGATATATCCTTCGCGACTGCATCGCGCTTGTGGTACATACAGGTGATATATGGGCACAGGACAGCGCTGGTGAATGGTATAACCAGACAAGCCCTGCGGCACCGAATGCAACGCTCAACGCTTCCAGCGCATCTCTTACCAAGACCGATATCCTGAAAAGCGAACCAACAGCTGACATTCTCGGCAAGGCAGACACAGAGACCGAAACAAACCCTGAAACACCCGAAGACGAGTCGCTGAGGAGTGATGAAGATGACATCGATGTATGATGTTTTGAGAGCAAGCAAAGGCTTACCAGTAGATGATATCTTCGCGGAGCTCTGGGGACGCAAGTTGTCGAGTGACTATACCATAGATGTGTACACAGGCACACTCCCTGCAACCCTATCAAACACTAAGGCTGGATATCTGCATAGGTACAAGATATATGGCAATGTGGGAGAGAATTTTTATGACAAGAACAATGCGTCAATGAATTTTATAGGTTACATTAACACGAATGGCACTGTAATCGCATCAAGTTCTGGCTCATTCTCAATTATTGTCCCAGTCGAGCCGAACACAACTTATACGATTGTGAAGCCAGCAACCAGTCGATTCCGTGTAGGTTTGTTCACGTCATATCCTCATATACAAGACGATGCCACTGCTATGTATGGCGATAGAGACAGACCTGGCACGGATTATGGTACATCACTTACTTTTACTACATCAAATGATACGAGTTATATTTTAGCATTTATACGAAATTATGATGATGCAGGAACGACTAATGAGCAAATGAAAAATTCGACCATGGTACTCAAAGGCTCAATCACACCAGAATCCTACATACCATATGGGGAGTGCGGAGAGAGGACAGAAAATCTTTTTGATTACCGCAGGGAGTTCGATGGTCAAACGACAGACGCTACGTATTTTAGATACTATTTGCTTCAGTTACAGCCGAATACATCGTATACTATATATAGCAACGCACCGTCGTCAACAACACCCAACGAAACGTCATTTATAATAACTGCCGATGAAGACCCATTTAATACTGCTACTGGTGGCATTTGGGAAAATCAAGCGTTTACGCTGATGACAAAAAATAGTGGACTTGTAAAAGTCGGTTTGAGACGGTTAAAAGGAGGAGCATCGTCAACCATCCCAATACTAACCGAGAATGATTTTGCAACGGGAAAATACTGGCTTAATCTTGTCAAAGGCTCAACCGTGTCATCAACTTACGCACCATTCGGCTACAAACTCCCTCTGACATCAGGCAACACGCCTGTTGATATTTACATCGGTGATGACACTCTCTCCACCGAGGAGTACATTGACAGCGGTACAGGCAAGATATATCGTATGGTAAGCGGTGTGTTAACTCCCACAGACCCACCAGTCCCATTCCCGCAGATACCGACCTCAGCAAACAGCACGACCGTAAGCTGGGCTGGCGAAGGGCTTGCGCCGTCAGAGGTAGAATTTGAGTACGAAAGGAGAAGATAGTATGACATTCGATGAGTATTTCAAGGCCCGCACAGGCAAGGGCATCGACTACGATGGTAACTACGGCGTGCAGTGTTTCGACCTGGCAAACGATTACTCAGTTAAGGTAGTCGGCGGTAAGCAGTTCGTGGGCATGGGAGCGTATGAGATCTATACGAACTTCGCGAACCAGCCCGGCAAGGAACTGTATGAACGTATCCCGAACACACCCGATTTCGTCCCTAAGAAGGGCGATATTATGGTATGGGGTCAGAGCCTGGGCAAGTGGGGACACGTCGCTGTCTGCACAGGTAAGGGTGATACCACATGGTTCGAGAGCTACGACCAGAACTGGACAGGCAGAAATGACCCTGTTACGCTGATAAAGCACAACTACAACTGTGTTCTGGGCGTTCTCCGCCCCAAAGATCAGAGCAAGGTCACAGGCGTGAAGCCTGCCAAGAGGGTTGAAAAGCCCAAGCCGAAGGAGCTCAAAGGCGACCTGAACGGCGACGGTAAGGTAAACGTTACCGATCTGGAACTGCTGGCGGCTCATGTTAAGGGAAAGAAGATGCTGGAATAATAAGCAAAGCCGCTCGGGTAAAACTCGGGCGGCTTATTTCTGTTTTTACTTGTATGTTCGTGGTGCCAGTTCGTTTGTACCACGATGTTGTAAAGTAGATTTTAAACTTTAAGCTCGATCTCCATGGATACGGGCTTTTGGTCGTATCTGTTCGATTTATCGCGGTAGTAGGTGATCTTCCTCACACAGCTACACAACAGTGAATTCTTCTCGGCTATGCTCAACGTTGCATACTCTGAAAGCAACTTCTCGATTGAAGCTATGATATCAGTATAGTCCACAGGTGTTGGTATCTTACTGCGGAGCTCCACGAGTTCTTTTTGCATTGAACTTCGTTTGTCGTTCAGGACCTGCTGACGTTCAAGGAAGATCTCCTGCGAGTATATCCCCTGCTCCAGAAGATCGTACAGTTTGTTCTGTTGGTCTTTCAGCTTGACAAGTTCCTTCTCTATCTTGTCGATCTGCAAAGTGTTCGTATCTTCTTGGGACTTGTTGGCTTTATCACTTTGGAGTTTCAGCTTTCCGCAGATCTCCGCAAGACGTTCAAGCACTTGCTTCTCCACAATGTCAAACGGTGCCGATGATACTCCGCAGTATTTATTGGGACATATCAGATAGTCAGGATTCTTCTTGCTTGGCTTGCGGATAATGGCGCTTCCGCATCCCTTGCAGACCATGACGTGTGCGAAAGGATTCACAAGTTCCCTCGATACAGCTACGCGCGGATTCAAACCTGTTCGTTCCTGTGCTGCTTCATATAGTTCTTCGGAGATAAGTGCAGGATGTAGACCATCGACTATTATCATATCAGATTCGTCGTTGCGAGGACGTGACCTTTTTACCATGCCATGCTCGACTGTCTTCTTGACAGGTCGCCAGTTCCATGTGATCTTACCCGTGTAGAGCCTGTTGCGGAGTATGCTCCGCACACTCTCGGTCGGGAAATGACTGCCGCCCTTCTTCGGTGTTACGCCCATCAGAGTGAGCTTCTCGGCAATCTTGCCGGCAGTCATACCGCTGTTAACGTACCAATCGAAGATCATCTTTACGTATGGGCTTTCGTCGTTCTCTTCCAGCGTAAAGCCCTTGCCGTTATCAAGTCGCACCTTATTATACCCGAAAGGCGCAGCCGAGCCTATGTAGTTCCCTTCTTTGACACTGGCTATACGTCCAGCCTGCAAGCGGCGATTGATGGTCTTGTACTCGCGCCTGCTCATGAACAGCCCGAACTCAAAGTATTCTTCGTCGAACTCGTTCAGCGGGTTATAAACCTTATTCGGTGTGATGATAAGTGTGCCCGTGATGCGGAAGGTCTGAGCCACGATACCCTGATCTATGCTGTCGCCTCGTGCAAGACGTTCCAGCTCCATGACCAGGACTCCGTCCCAGCGCCCCTGCTCAACATCCGAAAGCAAACGCTGCATCTGAGGACGTGCAGCAATAGTCTCACCGCTGACGATTTCTTCGTATATCTCGCCTATGGCATAGCTCTTGGACTGTGCAAGTGAGAGCAGTGTGCGCTTATGCCTGGCAAGAGTCTCACCCTCGCCCAGACGTTCCAGCTCTGTGTCGGCTCGTGATTTTCTTAGATATATGCAGTACGACATAGGGATCCTCCTTGTTTGGTGGCAGTGGGGGCGCTTTTATAGAAAGTTTACATTTAATTGTCTGAAAAACTTGACATACGTATTAATACGTGCTATAATATATACAAGAGGTGAGGCTAATGAGATATTCAGAGCTCAAAAAGCTTCTGACGAAAGAGGGCTGTTACTTACAGCGTGAGGGTAGAAATCACGAAATA